CCACTCGTGGTAGATAGACTTAGATTTAGTCTTGCCGATAGATGACAAGAAAGGGGTCTCGTCCCGAGAGATCATGCTGATGAAATTAGCTAGATCTTCTTTCTCAGAGAGAGTACCAGTGGTTACGAAATTTGTTGCGGCCATTTTAACATTCCTTATGTTGTATTTTAGTTGAATCTATTTTTATTAGCGGAACTTGCTCAATGACTTTAGAAACTCTAATTCGCTTGCTTCACCTGAGTTACCTTTTAACACATTTTGGCGTAGGGCCTGTGCGTCACGGGCTTCTCTTTGCTTAGCAGTTGATTTACGTTTAGTTGGGACACCTTTAGCTTTGGGTGCAGTCTTACGTTTAACAGATCCTTTAGTGCTCTTCTGCTTAAGCTTGCGATAATCATCAACAAACTTAACAACGTTGGCATCCATAATGATATCAAGGAAGTCTTCGGGGATCCCTTCAGCTAGTGCAAACTCACGTACAGCGCCTTGGTCAAAGTCTGGGACGACAGTTTTAATGTCTTCGTTAAACTTAGCCATTAGCTCATCTACTTGGGTTTGGAACTGTTCTTGTTGTTTCTGCTGAACAGTAGATACTAGTGTTTCCCTTTTGTTACGAGCAGCCCAATAATCCTTCTGTGCTGTTTCTCGCTTATCCTTAAGATCATTCAGCTCGTATGTATCACCATCTTTACGTGCTTTCTCGATTTTAGTTTCTAAATCATGATAATCTGAAGCTAGCGAATCCTCTTCGGATTGTAATTGCGTAGCTAACACATTTCCAAGTTCTAAAGCTTGATTAGTCTTTGAAGAGTATTCTTCTTTTAACGACTTCTCTAGCTCACTAACTTCTCTTCCCTTCTTAGACAAGTGTTGGTCTGTTGCAAATCCCTTTCGGAGTTCGGTAAGTGTGAGGTGTGTAACCTCTCCATCTACCTTAACGGGAACTTTGTAGTCCCAGTCAATATCATCTTCAGAAGGTAAGTCGTCTTGGGTAGAATCATCTTCATCCTCGTCTTCCTCAGCTTCTTCAGCGTCCTCTTCGGTCTCTACTTCATCACCATCGGTTTCGTCTTCATCTACGTCGTCTTCTGGGTGGGGTATTTCTTCTTCCGTAGAATCTTCCGGGTCAAGATCAGATTCGTTATCATTTGGTAGAGATTCCGTATCCTCAGATTCAAGGCCTAGCTTCAAGCCCATTGGTCCTAAAGGTACTGGAATGTCATCGATAGACTGACCATCTTGACCAGCATAAAAACCAGCGTCATCCATTGGGGTAGAGGCTGTAGTGTTTTCGTTGCTCATAATTTGTTATCCTATATTAGTCCTATTTAACTGCTGCCTTCTTCGTAGGCGCTCGTGTTAACTCCTTTTTAGCTTTCGCTTCTTCTTCTTTTATCACTTCTAGCTCTCGGAGTGCGTTAACTGCATGTACAAAAGTCTCTGCATGGAATCGGGCTTTTCCCGGACCTGCTGCTATTTCTTTTACCATCGCCTTAACTGCATTACCTGTTGCTAGTATTGCTCTATCTAAAACTACGCTATCCATTACTATCTCCTTCTTGAGATCTATTGACTTCTATCTGGTTTTGGTTGAAACCAAAGGTCTCAATCTTAATCAGACGTTCTTTAACTGAACCAAGACCCATAGCTACGTGGTATAAGTACTCACGCTCTTTGGTACAATGTGGCTCTGTTTTTAACCATTGAGTGAATAGGTCTACAAGGATATCGGAGTAGGCTTCTGTGAAGAACTCATCCTTAATCTTACTTGCAAACTTAGCTCTGGTTAACGCTTCTTGTGAATCACCAAACGGGTTAGTTTTATACTCACCTGTCTTCTGATCCATTTTAGGTTTCATGGCACGTTTAGCGCCCTTATTATACTTATCCACTATAACTCCTCTGGTTAGTGTCTTAAGTTAAAGGGGCCGTGTGGCCCCCTTAGTTTCGTGCTTATCCCAAGTATGACTGAATACCTTGTGGAGTTAGGTTTTGACTTTCCTCCATTGGCTGTTCAGGTTCTTCAGGGCTAACACCCCCTTTCGGTTGTGTCATGGTTTGTTGAATCAGTTGTTGTGCCGTATCATACATTTCTGTTACAGACTGACGTACGGGAGCGGGAGTCCCTTTCTCAGCTGAAGCCTGATCTAACTTAGCCCATTCTTGGTATGACTTATCAAGAGCTACCACTAGCTGCTTCAGGTTATCCTGAATAGCATTTTGTGACTGAACGTTGGTGTAATCGACATTTGCCTGATCGAGAGCAAGCCTAGCTTGTTCGGTCTGTTGCGCAACTGCTCTAGCCTGTTCAGCTTCTCTAGCTTCTTTCTCTTTGTCTTTCATAGAGGAATCTTTATACTCATCGGAAGTGTAGTCTACCATATAATCTAATGGGTCTTCGCCTAGTGCCTCGATTGTTTTGAATGCAAGTATTGCAGGAGACTCGGGATTAATAGCACCCTTGTATCCAGCTGCCATAAGTGCAGGTAAAACCTTCTCACCTATCATAGACATCTTGCTTAGTACTGTGTTGTTACTTGCATCACCAACATCAGCCTCTACCATCAATATCATTTCATCAGGGAGTTCCTGAAGATCGACAGTGCCGTAGAAGTTCTTGCTAGTATAGTAACCAGTCTTCTTACCACGCATCTCCTTTTTCATCGTCTTGTATACACCTTCACAAAGACGGGATAGACCTGTCTCCATGAATCTACGAGCGATATGTTGGATACGTGTTTGAGCTGCAGACTGCACAGATGACACTTTCTGTTCCGAGTTTCCAGACACATAGAGAGTATCGTTAAGACCTTGGGCTGCCTTAGACAGTCCATTCGCTTGTTCTTTGTGCTTCTGTAGGAATTCTAGCAGAGGCACTGTACCAGTAGATAACGCTTCCGGTGGCATGGTCTGGACAGCCATAGATGGGTTACCGTTAGTTGGTACGATTTGTCGAGGCTTCATGTTCTGTAGTGCAGAGAAGTCTACAACATTGGGATCAGCTAGCTTAGGTGAGTAGTTAGTCAAGTATGTATTCTCAACGAACCCACGAAGGATAGCAGTAGATGCCATTGTAGATGGACGAGTCATATCAGCCATAGATAGTCCAGCCCACTCATGGGGGATATCAAAGGCCTTAAGGTCAGCGATCTGAATTGAGTCAACATCTTCTTCAAATAAAAGATGATCACCAACTGTAATGAACCGCTTAAGCTCAGCGATACCATCACCATCTCTGTCAACACGCATCCAGCACTCTAATACAGTAGCTAGTTGATTAGCTTCTGATTGTTGAGTACCCATGAAGTTAGAATTGCTTAGGCCTACTGACGTTCGTCGAGCAGCCTTCTCATTGTTTATAGCTTGTGCGAAATTCTGGGAATCAGCATTGCTATCCCAATCTATATCACCAGCATATTCTGGATATTGTTTACGTATCTCTGAACGAGTCATTTCTGTTTTCAATCCAATAAAAGACGCTTCATCTATTGAGGAAGCTCCTGAGCTTATAAGGAAGCTCTCAGGTTCAATATTACGGATCTTAACACCACTCTTGTCCACCTTACGTTTGACACGTACGTCTTCGTATATACCAGACTCATTTACATATAAGTCACCTACAATTTCTATCTCGGGATCAGCCAATAAGACATCTAAGGCTTCTGTAGTGATCTCTTCGTATTCCTGAAAGGAGTACTCGTAGTCTTCTACATATTCCCAGACAACTGCAGCATTCTTCCAAAGAAGAGCTGACTTGATCCAAGTGTTTATTAGCTCCCAACCACGGTTCTTTTTAAAGATACAGTAGTTAGTCACATCGGAAGCTACTCGTGCCTCGTGCACACCCTTCGCTGTTTGCGAGTATGGGATGAACTTAGCTAGCTTCTTGTTATTAAGTAGCAACTCAGACAGTACAGCTGAGTAGCCTTCAATAGCTTCGACTGTATCTGATGATACAAGCTTAGATACACCCTGAGGGGCTAGGTGCCCCGTAGGCTGCATCGCGTATTCGTATGTTGCCTTTTCTCTCTCGGTAGAGAGTTCTGAGGAGTCAAGGAAGTTACCTTGTGCTGTTGCTACCTCTGAGTCAATCATAGAGATTAAATCTTCATCTGTGACTGCCTCTTTGTATCCATATGGGTCTCTCATTTTAAATCCTCTATTAATAGGGTTAACACAACCCTTCAGTCAATCTTTAATTAAAGTAATGGTTCCTTCGCGGTTTTTTTCCTTCAGCAGGCGTGTCACCATATAACCACAATGCTTGTTTGGAGGACTAATCGGAAACTTTTATTCACCTACAGCCAGTTAGTCGTGTCCTCAACGAATTGCATGTTCTGGAAGCCTACTTTATTACTCACGAGTCTGTCTCGGTGAGTCCGTAGGACCTCTAGGGCTATAGCTGTTGCAATTACGGTGTCATCATGACCACCAGAAATAGCGTTAGTACGACCATTGTCATCAGCCACATAATCCAGACATTCCTGAATTATACGCGGGGATGCTAAGTTTACATCATCGTTCTCGATGGCATTCTTAAGATGCGCTATGATCATGGGTTTAGTAGCTTGCGTTGTTCGCCAACCAAGTCGACTGCCTTCCTCATTAGACACGTTAGCTACTTTGGTTTGATGGTACAGGTTCACGTAGTTCATCTGCTTGAGACGATTGAGTGTCGCTATACCTAAGGAATTAGATTCAACAGCCAGTAAGGCATTGTTGTAATATCTTCCAAGATAGAATAGTAGGTCTCCATACATCGATGGGTCAATCCTATTATTTCTATATAAGGCTACAACTTCATTATCAACATTCATTACTACACAAGCTGAGGAGTCTTGCCCCACACCTAATGCACAGTCAGCCCCTATTACGAAATTAGAATCGTATTTTGGAAACTGGAATATTTCTAAATCTCCCTGAGCGAAGTCCTCGAAACTTGAAGAGCTTTGGTTAAACATTTGCTTCTTCTTTATTTCTGAGGGTACTAGGGATTGTAACTTTTCAATATTAAACACATTAGCCCCAGAAGTCTGAAAGGCTTCCTCTGCGGTTAATGGGTATTCTTGCTTAAACTTTGTTAGAGTACCTTCTGCGATCTTAAGTCTTCTCCAGTATAGTTGACCAAGGTCTAGATTATGTAGATTTCTAATACCTTTTTCTTCTTCTGTAAGAGACTCTTCGAACTCTTCGGGATCTAAGACTGTCCTTCTGTATTCCGACATCAAGGTCCAAGGTACAAAGATAGGGATGTAATCATTTATCCCTTCAACTGCACCTTTCCATAATCTGTGGAACTCGTTACCAACACCATTAGCGGTGGACTCTAGTATTACCTCTGTACCATCTGCTTCTGAGATGCCCTGAAAGAGACCAGCTAAGATCTTTTCATCATGGCCCCAGAAGGCTACCTCTGAGAGGTGAGCGATAGTTGGTGTAGTACCTCGACCAGCTTCAGGGGATCCTGCAGTGTAGAGTCTATAGCCTGAATCATTATGATCAAACATAATCTCTTTACTGTTGGACTTCTTAAAGCTAGGTCTAAACTCTTTGGGCATGTTAGCGATAGTGTTCCTCGACATGTTAAAGAGTGCATCAGATGTGGCTGAGTCATGTGCCATTACAACTGATTTATTAAATGCATTAAAGTAAGATTTCCAGTAGACTCTTCCTACCGCGAACGTAGAAAGACCCATTTGTCTACCCTTAAGGATAATTGCTCGGACCTTACCAGTTCTTTTGTACTGTTCTTCTATTTGGGAATTTACTATCTTCTGAGCCTCATTGAACTCAAAGGGAACAAAGCCCCTAGTAGCATCCTTGGTAAGGATACGTATCTGCTCTTTGCAGAACAACTCGAAGTCTTCTTTATAGACCCCTAGCTTCTTTCTTTTGTGTGCTTCTTTAGCTAGTGCTAGCTTCTTGTTATTATCCATAAGTCCTCCCAGACTGTCCTAAGGTCCCTAGGGATCCCTTTAGTTTACCAGAGAGAAAAGAACCATAGGATATTTTCCTATAGCCTTATCTCCCAGCCGTGTCGAGTATCTCCTAAGGACCCCTAGGGGGGGGAGGGGTTCCCCCAGACACTGAATACATATAGTGTAGATATCTAAGGCCCCCTCCTAGCCTTAGATCTATATAGTATTTTAGGGTCCTTAGGGGACCAATCCACATCCTACGTATTCTTTCTCTCTATAAGGTGGTTTAATA